GGAAGAGGGCCGCTACTTTATGTTTTACTCAAATTAGCCCGTAGACTCTAAGTCTAAACTGCATACCACTGTGGGTATTACCATCAGTTTGTTCTGCTGGTGTGGCTTGTAGAGCGTCTACTATCAACATAGTAAACGAGTTGCCGGATGTGTATGCACCCGCTTCTGAGACTACGAAGGTCGGATAGAACTTCACATTCGCAGTTCCGGTCAGCGTCACTGCATTAACTGTCGATAGTCCGAAGTTAGATGCACTGAACACTACACCAGATGCGTCATATGTTGAAACATCCACTACTGCATCCACGTAATACTCATCACCGTGTACGTGGGGAGCAGTGTGTCCCTTGTGGTCAGGTAGGATGGTTACCGTAAAAACTTCCTCAGTCATACGAAATCACCCGCCTACGCACTCGTTATGTTGGTAATCTTTCCTTGGCCCTTGAAGAAGGAGCAACCAGTCTCGCCCATGGTGCGGTACATTCCTTGGTTCCCAAGTTTTCCAACACCGAATGGGTCACCGTTAGTGATACCATTCTCAAAGTACTGAGTAGGCTTCATCACCGATAGCCACAGATGGTCAGTGTCTAGGATGAGTATGTCACTCAACTTGTTCGCAGTCGCATTACCAGTCTGTGTCATGTCCTTGGCTGGAATGATTGGTATGTCGTAGTATGTTGCAACTCTGAAACCAACCTCTGCACCCTTGACTCCACGAACTCCATTGTGGGTGGGTACGATTTCCTTCCTGTCCATGAACCTCTCTTGGCTCTGTAGTAGGTCAGATATGTGCTGGATAGTATCGTATCCAGTTAGCATGACCTTGGGGTTACCTCCGTTCTGCCTGATTCTCCTAATCATGTCGTTCAAGATAGTCAGTGTTAGAACCCTTGCGTTACCAGCGGCGTATCCTGCACCGAAGTCAACCTCTGCTGAGAGGAAGTCCTCAGTACCAGTGTAGTCACCACTGCTGTTAGCGACAGTTCTGGTTGCACCGAAAATCTTGGTCTGTGTGACTGGCAGTGTTGCGGCGGCGGCACTCTGCTCACCCATGTCTGCGTCACCCATTGCGGCTAGTTCACCAGCAGACGAGACTATCTTCAATAGAGAAGTGTAGTTCTCCTCAATCTCGTCGTACTCTGCCTTGTCGTAGAACTCTAGTGGCATCAGAAGCATCTTGTTCTGAACCTCTGCGTGGTGCTTACCCATGTCCTCTCTTACGATTGCTCGTATGTCACCAACACCGTCATCGATTGCGGCCAACTCCATTCCGAGTTCAGAGAACTCAAAGAGGTGTGCCACAGTCTTTGGACTGACGTAGAGTTTGGTGTACTCAGGAGACAATGCCCTGAATGAAGCATCTCCTCCAAGCACTGCGTTCTCTCCGACACCACCAATCTTGTCTGCGGATATTCCAGATAGGTCAGCCGTGCTTGCACCGGGGTCTTGTGTACCAACGGCGAATGCGTTTCCACTACCACCAGCAGGTCGGCTCTTGAGAACTCTCCAACCACTGGAAGTGTATGGCCTCTTGGAAATCATCGACAGTGCGTTGACTTCCTGATTTAGCATCGACCAGACTTTCTGTCCGTATAGCAAGTTGTATAGGTCACCAAGTCCACTTGCTCCGGAGAAGTTGTTTGCCGAATTGTCGTGCGGCGTTCCAAATCCTCCAACTACTCCACTGCTCTTTAGCAGGGCATTCCCTGTTCCTCCGACCATGCCATAGGTGCTGGCTTCTAGGTCTGCTATTGTTCTAATATGTCCATTACTCATACTTCATCACCTCACTGATACCTCTCCACAATATTGTGAATGTCACTCCATGAAATCTCGGCGGCTTCCTGTAGGTTGGTTGGGATACCTTCTGGTAACTCAAACGCAACTTCCTTTGCCTTCCTTATCTCATCGCTTTCTGCCGAAAGAGACTTGCGTAGTTCAGCGAACTCTTCCTTAAGAGCGGCCACATCGTTGCGAGCATCGTACTCTGCTCTCTCTGCGGCTGACTTCTTGACGGATAGTTCTGCCTCTAGACGGTCACTGAATTCCTTGTTGAGGGATTCGTAAGCCATTGCTTCCAGTCTCTCGGCCTTGAACGCTTCGTATGCCTTCTCGACATTCTCAACGCTTAGGTCAAGAGTGGAGAAATCGCTGTTCTCCAATCCCTTTGATACCTTTAGAGGTGCTGGGGTTGCGACGGGGTT